TGCTATTGTGGCCCTCAGAAGCACCCCCTCAACCACATATTCATTGCCCATTTCTCCCCGATGGATATGTGCGTATGGTGATCACCGCCGGCCGAGTCTACGTGGCGCTCAATGAATCCGGGCGCCGCATCGGCGAAACCCACCACAACGCATCCATTCCCGATCTCGTCGTCGAGCAGATCCGGGATCGCCACGAATACGACGGGATCACCTATCGGGCCCTGGTCGCGGAATTCTCGCTCTCGCTCAACACCATCAGCAAGATTCTGACCTATCAGCGCCGCGCGCAAACGCCAGTGCGCTGGAAAGCGGCTCGCCTATGACTAAGTCCACAGGGGTCGGCCGAGGCTTCGGTGGCGGCCGGCCATTAGAGTACAAGGCGGAATTTAACACCCTCGCGACGAACTATTGCCTGCTCGGCGCCAAGGATACGCAACTAGCTCATTTCTTTGGAGTTAGCACTGAAGCGGTCAGTGTCTGGAAGCGCCAATACCCAAAGTTTCTACAGGCGATTAAATCGGGTCGTGAAGGTGCTGATGCCGCGGTTGCAAAAGCGCTTTATCGTAAAGCTTTAAATGGCGACACCGCGGCCTGTATTTTCTGGCTAAAGAACAGGCATCCGGAAGAATGGCGCGACACCAGGGATCTTCGCCATTCGGGAATGGTCACCCTGGCGGCTTTGATCTCCGGCGAAGAAGAAGAATCTGAACCAAAGCCTATCCAGCAGATCGAAGCTTCGCGCGACGAAGAATGACCACAGCCAAGCAACAACGGGCTACGGAACGCATTCGCCGCTGGCGTCACGATCCCTTGGCATTTGTGCGCGAACTATTCCACGCTGAGCCCGATGCCTGGCAGGCGGACGTACTCCAGCTCATGGCCAAGCCGGGCCGCAAACACATCGCCATGAAGAGCTGCGCCGGCCCCGGCAAGACAGCGGTGCTGGCCTGGGCAGGATGGCATCGGCTGGTCTGCTTCTGCACCCTCAAAGAGCATCCCAAAGGTTCCGCAGTTTCAATAACCTCTGACAATTTGCGCGACAACTTATGGTCGGAGCTGGCGCGCTGGCAGAATGAAAGCCGATTTCTGCTGCAGACGTTTCAGTGGAACAAAGAAAGAGTCACGGCTATCGATCATCCCGAAACGTTCTTCCTGGCGGCTAAAGGATGGAACAAAACCGCGGATCTCGAGACCATCGGGCGCACGCTATCCGGAATGCACAGTCGCTTTCCGTTCTATTTGATCGATGAATCAGGCGACATTCCACCCAACATGCTCAGGTCAGCTGAACAGGGGCTGACCAGCTGCGAAGACGGGCTCATCATCACCGCCGGCAACACCACTTCGCAAACTGGAATGTTGTATGAAGTTTGCACCAACCAGCGCGATCACTGGGATGTGGTTTCGATCACTGGCGATCCCGATGATCCCAAGCGAAGCCCGCGGGTGCAAATCGACTGGGCAAGACAGCAAATCGCGCTTTACGGAAGAGAAAATCCCTGGGTCATGGCCTACGTGCTCGGCCAGTTTCCACCCGGCAGCATTAACGCTTTGCTTTCAGTCGATGAAGTGGAAGCGGCCATTAATCGCAACGCCACCATTGAGATGTTTGACTGGGCCGAAAAACGGCTGGGCGTTGATGTGGCACGCTTTGGGGACGATCGCACCGTGATCTTTCCGCGGCAAGGCATTTGTGCCTTTCTGCCTATCGTGATGAGGCATCAAAGAGGGTCTTCGGTTTCGGTCGACATCGCCAATCGGGTGATGAACAAGAAGATCGAGTGGAACGCCAATTCGGCGCCAAATAGCCTGAATTCAGGCCCGCTGATCACCCAGGAATTCTTCGATGACACAGTTGGATGGTCACATGGAGCGGTCGATGTGCTGCGCGCCAGCGGACATTCGCCGATTGCGGTGCAATTCGACAAACCGAGCACAAATCCTCGGTACGTGAACCTGAGAGCGGAAATGTGGATGAAGATGGCCGAGTGGGTGAAGGAGCATGGCTGCCTGCCGCAGCTGCCGGAGATCATCTCGGAGCTGACGGCGCCAACCTACTTCTTCTCCAACGGCAAGTTCCAGATCGAGGCTAAAGACCAGATCAAGAAGAGGATAGGCAAATCGCCCGACCTGGCTGATGCTTTGGCGCTGACGTTCGCGATCCCTGATATGCCGGCTGGAATGCGGCTTCCAGGGATGAACCGGCTCAGGCAGCGCCAGGAATACGACCCTTACGCGAAGATCCTTTCGTAAGCGAGCTAATGCGGGCTGACAAAGGGGTGGTTGGGAGGGTAACCATTACCTGGTGGCCGGCGATTGTGGGCCGATCACCCCTCAAAGGGGACCCTAGGCGGCGGGGGAGGGCCCCAATGGGCGTCGGGCGCCGGGCCTTGTTGACGCCGCGGATGTCCACAAAATTTTGAGGTGAATTTATGAAACTGTGGGGATGCAAAATCGGCGGACTCACTGAAGAGCAATGCCACGCCTTAGGGGCAGGTGCCGATTCTTTATTACGCGAAGCTGTGAGCAGGGCCTACGTAGAGCTTACCGGAGAGTGTTGTGACTTCTTGTTTAGTGGTTGGGATGAAAAGCTCGATGCCGTCGAAGCCGAAGTAGTTATAGATGAGCTGAAGAAGGAGTGATTCCCGCCTCGGATCTTCACTAAATTTTCAGGTTTAATATCGCGGTAGGGAACCACTTCGCTTGCGGAGTGGTCGGTAAACATTGAGTTCGCCACCAGGCCGGCGGTGGTTGCACACTGCCGGCTTCCTCAGAATTTTATGAGAGACTGACGATTCCACTGGGGGCTTCTGTAATGCTCTACTTCAACACTTCCAACGGACAACATATTGTCATTCTCGAACCAGAGAACCTTGAAGCACTGAAGACCGGGCAGTTTGCCGTTTCCTCTAACAAGGCAGTCATGATCGCGTACACACCAGATGCTGAGTGGCTGCAGGATCAGCTTATAGCGCATGTTCACGATCTCACCCCGGAGTCACTCGATTACATGCTCAAGAAGTCTCAGCAACGGCCTGAGAAGCGGGGCCGCGCCCATCATCCTCCGATAGAAGTGATCAAGGATGGCAAGGTGCAGGGCGGGGAGAGTTGAAGTTCGCTCCCCGGACGTCTGTTAAATTTTTGAAATGCTGGCAAAGAAAGCGAAACCATCAACGAAAACCATACAGCTTAGTTTTCGTTCTGTGGAGATGTGGGCCTTGCGCCTGATTTTGATCGAGTATGCGCGGAATCCGAACAATCCTCAAACGTTTGAAGACGTACTCACCGACGACACTGTTACGCTCAGTGATTTGATGTCGAAGTTGATGCCAGAATGAGCGACTACGAGCCGCCGTTGTCGAAGGAGGGATCGCCGCTGATTCCCGGCCAAGAAGGGCTGCTGGCCCCAGGCGTGCGCGGCTACGCCGTTCTGAGTGATGGCAAGATTTGTATCCCGCTCATCATTGCTGAAAAGGAAGGGTCTGGCGATGTGGGGCGGTTCCTGGACTCGCTGTCGCGGCGCTGTGTGGTGCCCAACGTGACCTCGCCGCGGCTGGCGGGGATGCTGATGCGGAGGGGATTCGCGCCGCGCCATAATGGCTGGGTTGATGTTTGGGAGAGATGAGTCAGCCAGGAATCATCTGCGAGGAGCCGGACCGCCGCTGCGAACTGTGCGGCAAGATTGAGGAGTGCCGTCCCTACGGGCCGCATGGGGAGCAGGTGTGCTTCGACTGCATGATGAAGGATGAAGTAGCTGCCAAGCGCCAGTTTGGGCGCCATGTTTTGGGGGAGCACCAGGCTTAAGGTTACCGGGCGTCAAGGATGTTCTTGACGCCCTGGTGAGAGATCTGAAACCCCTGCGCCTGCATGGCTGCGGCGATCGCGCGTAAACTCTCGCCCTGCTCGCGAATGCTCTTGACCACCTCGATGGCCTTTTGCTGGTCGGGATCCGGCTCGAGAGCGCCGGCCGCGGTCTTCCTGAACCCGAAAGGAACTGTCCCGCCCAGGAAGCGGTTGCGCTTTTTCTGATCGGCTTTGACTTCCTGAATGCGCTCCCGGGTGCGATCGCGTTCCGCCTCGGCTACCGCGCTGAGGATGGTGAAGACCAGCTTCGAGATGCCGTTGCCGGTGACGTCGCCGCCGAGATCGATCATGTGCAGGGAGACGCCGGCGCCTTTGAGATCGCCCAGAACCGAGAGGGCATCGAGGGCGGAGCGAAACATGCGATCCAGTTTGGGGGTGATGACCACGTCGCCGGGCTGGAGGATCGCGAGCAGCTTCTGGCCCTGGGGGCGATCGCGGAGGGGGACCGAGCCGGAGACCCCTTTTTCGATGAACATCTGATCCAGGGTGAGCCCCTGCATCATGGCGTAGCCTTCGATCTTGCGCTGTTGTGTCTCCAGACTCTCGCCCTGTTCCAGGCGCGGGTCTTTGACTTCGGTCTGCTTCTTGGTGGAGACGCGGGTGTAACCGTAGACGGCCATTAAAGCCTCCCTAAATCCAGCCGAAATTTCCGGATAATGTTGTGGAGCCGGTTCCACTGTTTGCGATCAAAGCCCTGGTAGTCGCCCTCGCCATTCTCGTTGTCGTCCTGTGGCTGGTTGTCGGCGATCATCAGCAAATCCCAGATCAACTCCTTCTCGGTGGTTGTAAGCCTCATTTATGCTCTCCTGTAAAGGGTGTAAACCTGTATATAACAGTAAGGGAAGAAGTGGCGTGTGTCAAACTGCACAAGGAGGCTTACAGGAATGATCCTGAAGTTTCAGAGACCGTTGGCTAGCAGTAAGGCGGATCCTCCGGTTCTTGTCTGCGATAAGAGTCGGGTGTTTGCCAGGCTGGTTCCCTTCGCCGACTACCAGCACTTTTTTGAGTTCGTGGATAAGTTCTATGCCAAATGCCTGGTTCGGAATGGTGCGATTGTGATCAGGAAGGTAATTGAAGATCAAGGATGGTGAGGGAACCTGATGGGCAAATTTGAAATCACCCCCGACAAGGCAGGACAGTTCGTCGATGGCGAGGGCAATGTGGTCTCCAACCCTGATCCCTCCCAGCCCCTCGTCATCGTGGCCGGCCTCTGGGGGCATGCGCCTCGGGGAGCGATGCAGGGCAAGTGCAGTATTTGTGCCGCGCTGGTGGCCCTGGACCAGCGTTCTCAGGCCATGAGTGATGAGCCTGGGCGGGTCGTCCAGATCCTTTGCACCCGCTGTTGGGGAGTGCTCGAGGATATACGGGCCGGGAATATGGAAGCGGTCGTAGAGGCGATCGACAGGATGGTGGAGGAAGACCTATGACCTGGCACCTGACCAGCCAGACCACCAACTCCGGCAAGGCCCTGTTCCGCTGCGACGGCTGCGGACTGCTCGATCCCGCGCCCACCAAGAACCATGAGCACGAGCCGCTCCAACGCGTCTGTCAGGCCTGCGGCGCCCTTTATAGCCTGCACCTGCACACCGTCTGTCCGATCTGCTTCCTCTGGCCGGGGGGCACCCCATGAGCGCAACCCTTCAGATGTGGACCATCTACTGGAACCCCAAGGACCACCCGGGGAAATTTGTGGTCCGCCGTTGGGATGTCACCGCCGGCAGCATGAAGCCCTCCCATAGCTACGCCCTAGCCCCCACCCTGGACCTGGCCCGCGCCCACCTTCCCGATGGGCTCTACTGCCTGGGCCGCCAACCCGAAGACGAGGAGCAGATTGTGGAGACGTGGATATGAAAGGGGTCACCCTGCCGGTCACCATCCCGCGCTGCGACTTTTGCAGTAAGCCCGAAGTCTGGGCCCGCTACCCCGCGCAGTCATTTACTTATTGGCAACTCGGCGACCTTGCTCTCGTATCCGGCGAAGACTGGCTGGCTTGCCGGTGGTGCGCTGACATGATCAGCAAAGAGGACTGGGATGGCTTGCTTGAATATGCAGTCCGCTCCTTCTTACACGCCCATCCAGATATCGAACCGGACTTCACTCGCCGCGAAGTGGCGCGATTGCAAATGCAGTTTCGCGGAACACCGGAGGCCAATGCAATGATTCTTAAACGCGGGGACAGTGTGTGGGCTACCATCGAAGGGCAACGCCACTTCGCCGGCGTGCTCCTGGCTTCCGATTACACCCTGGCGCTCCATTTCTGCAATGGACCGGTGGCGATGGGTGGGGCGGATAACTATGGGGTGGTGGCTTTGTGGTGGGACGAGCCCAGCCGGGTCTGGCGCGATCTCGAAACCAAAATGGAAGTAGGGATTGAGCCGGCGGAGGGGAAATGAAATGACAGAGCTGGTTTGGGATACCTACAAGTGTGAGTGTGGCGGAACCGCCGTCATGAAGCTCGTGAGCCTGGTCGCGCACTGCGACCAATGCCCGCGCGTATTTGCAGCGGTCGATGTTGGCGACCGAAGATGGTTTCCAAACATTGATGAAGCCAACGCCGCCTATCGCGCCACTCAGGAGAAGAGAGCGACATGAATTGCCTCGCTGGTACTGCCGGGAGGCGGGATCGGAGGTAATGGGATGCGGGAGCTTTGGGCCATGGCTCCCGCCAACCCATAGGCCGGGAGTCACCCCATGAGCGAAAGACAACCCCTGATGCCCGTAAGAGAGGCCGCCTGGCCCTACGATGGCGTCTATGGCCGCCATTCTCGCCGTCCGCCATTCTGACATCCTGGGAGCCCCCAATGCCGGGGAGCTGATCGACCAGTACGC